TGGCAGGTCAAGCAACCCAAGGTGGATTTGGCATTGCACTTGGATATACATCAGGTCAAACTACTCAAGGTGCTGATGGAATAGCAATTGGTAGACAAGCAGGTTTTACAACTCAAGGCTCAGGTGGAATAGCAGTTGGTAGAAACGCAGGTCAGTCTGATCAAGGCTCAGGTGGAATAGCAATTGGATATGAATCAGGTCAGTCTGATCAAGGCGCAAGTGCAACAGCAATTGGTTATGGTGCAGGTGGTGACATGCAAGGCGAAAGTGCAATAGCACTTGGGTCAGGTGCAGGTAACACATATCAAGGCGCAAAAGCAATAGCAATTGGCTATAATGCAGGTAACTCAGGACAAGCCTCAAACTCAATTGTAATAAACGCATCTAGCACAACATTAGAAAATCCCACAGCAAGTAGTTTAAGAATTAAACCAATTAGAAGTGCTGTTGGTACAACTATGTTGATGTACGATGCTTCGTCAGGAGAAGTTACACATACAGCAAGTCCTGTAATTACAGGTGACATTACAGGTTCAGTATTTGGAGATGATTCAACATTACTAGTAGATGGTGTTAATAATAAAATTGTTGGTGATATTGAAACATCAAGTTTAAGAACAAGTGAAAGTAAAATCAAACTTGGTAGTAGTGCAGGTCAAACTACTCAAGGTAATAATGCAATTGCAATTGGTAGTAGTGCAGGGGCAACAACGTCAGGCGAAGGCGCAGTAGCAATTGGTTATACGGCTGGTAGAACAACTCAAGGATTGCACAGTGTTGCAATTGGCGATTCAGCAGGTAAAACTACTCAAGGTAATATGGCAGTAGCAGTTGGTGTTTTCGCAGGTGAAACAAATCAAACTGGTGGTGCAGTAGCAGTTGGTAGAAACGCAGGTGAAACAAACCAAGGTGCTGAAGCAACAGCAATTGGAGCCGGCGCGGCAAAAGACGATCAAGGTACAGGCGCAGTAGCACTTGGACAATTGGCAGGTGAAACAAATCAAGGCAACTACGCAATAGCAATTGGTGCCAATGCAGGTATATCAAACCAACATGCAAACTCAATTGTAATCAACGCAGGTGGTACACAATTAGACACAACTCAAACAGGTGAGTTTATAGTTAAACCAGTTAGAGAAGTGACAGGCGGTACATTACCAACAGGATTTAAAACAGTAGGATACAATCCAACAACAGGTGAATTTATATACCTAGCCGGAGTATAATGAGTAAAATAAATATTAATAGAGGAACAAAAAATGGCAAATAGAATACCACTAGTAGTAGACACTGCAGACGGTAACAAGATAAAAGAATTACCGATCAATGATAATCTTGATCTTACAAATTCTAATCTTGTCGGTGTTAATTCTGTTCAAACACAAACATTAAGTATTGCTGGAACACCATTCACATTGCAATACAGTGAACTGCAAGGCGCACCCACAATACCAGCAGATATTTCTGATTTAACAGATACACAAAGTTTATTAGGACAAGGCGGTGGCGGAGGAAATGTTACCATTCAAGGTGGCGGTGGATTAATTGTTACAGCAGATGACTCTGTGGCAAGAACCATATTGCCAGGCAACACATTAAAAATTCAAGGTTCAGGTGATGTTACCACAGCACTTACAGAAGAAAATGGCACAGATGTATTAACTATCACTCACAATGTTGTGGGTGGAGGGGCAGACGGAAATACCACTTACACATTAACAGGTACAGATGGTGATGATGTCGACAGTAAAAAAATAAGATTAAGAGACAGCTCAGATGCTATACAAGATATCACATTGGTTGCAGGCACAAATGTAGGCATCACAAGAAATTCAAATTCATTAACATTCACCAGTACGGATACCGATACAACCTATGGTATAGCAAGTGCTCAAGACGGAGATGGTGATCAAGTTTTAAGATTGCAGAGTTCATCAGGAGCAACAGATGATGTGAAAATTAAAGCAGGTACAAATGTATCTGTGACAAGAACAGACGAAAATTCAATCACTATCAACAACACACAAACACTGTCCAATGCGTTTGGCACAGTGAGAGTGGGTGTTACAGATGTTGTAGCAGATTCTGTCAACGACACATTGACTCTAGTACCTGGTACAGGCATTGTGATCACACCTAATGCTGGCAATGACACTATTCAAATTGATAGTTCTATCACAGAACAAAACATTTTTCAAACTGTAGGTTCAGATTCAGGCAGTAAAACAGCAGGAACCACATCTGACACTTTAAATGTTGTGGGCGGATCAGCAATTTCTACAAGCATTGTGGGAAGTACATTGACAATCAACTACACAGGTAATGTAGGTGGTGAAGCCAACAACTTTGAAATTGTTGCCATAGGTACTCCAGGAGACAATGTTGAATTGATAGCAGATGATCCCAACGATGTGTTGTACATAGGCGGTGGATCAGGAATCACTGTAAGTGCTACCGGAACAGGTGCAGGAGTCGGCGGTGCAGTTGATCAAGTGTTAATAACAAACTCAGCACCTAACGTAGATCAAAATATTTTTTACAAAGTGGCAGATGATACTGATACATTAATTACTGCTTCAAGCATCACAGACACATTGAGTATTGTGGGTGGAACAAACATTTCAACCACTGTGGTTGCTGGCAAATTACAAATTGCATACACAGGTAGCAACAACAATTACAATGTATCTGATAACTTTGCTTACAAAACTTTTGCAATAACACCATCAGGTGGATCAACAACTGCAAATTCAAACGTGGACACATTAAATTTCCAAACTGGTGCTGGAATCACAATGACTGCTGTGAATGATTTAATCACAATCACAAACAGTGCACCAAATGTGGATCAAAACATATTTCAAAATGTGTTGGCAGGTGGTGTCACAATCACAGCAGACACATCCACAGACACATTGGCATTTACAGCAGGCACAGGTATTACTGTCACAGGAGATGCTGTAGGTGATCAAGTAACCATCACAAACTCAGCACCCAATGTAGATCAAAACTTGTTTGGTTCTATTGCTTCACCAGATGATGATACAACGATCACAGCAAATTCTGCCAGCACAACATTAAACTTTGTAGGTGGCGGTGGTATAGGATTCATATTGAATGATGCCGCTAAATCCATCACAGTCACAAACAGTTCTCCAAATGTTGATCAAAGCATTTTCAACACTGTTAGAGTAGCAGGACAAACAGATGTTACCACTGCTTCAGTGAATGGTGTATTAACTTTTGTAGCAGGCACAAACACAACACTTACCACAGATAACACAGGAAAAAGTGTCACAATTAATTCTTCAGGAGCAACACAAAATTTATTTGAAACATTCAGTGCTGATTCAGGCACTATTACAGCCTCAGGTGCCACAGACACATTCACTATTGCAGGTGGAACTGGCATAACAACAGCAATTACCGGTGATACTATAACACTTACAAACTCATCACCAAATGCTGATCAAAATTTATTTGCCAATGTTGCAGTTTCAGGACAGTCAACAGTTACAGCAGAAACAACAACAGATACATTAACTCTTGTTGCAGGTACAAACGTAACAATCACTACTGACGCAGGTACAGATTCAATCACAATTAATGCATCAGGTGGTGGCGGTGGTGGAACTCCAGGCGGAGCAGACACTCAAGTACAATTCAATAACAGTGGTGCTTTTGCTGGAGATTCAACATTCACATACAACAGTGGTACAGACACTTTATCAGTCACAAACATCGAGGCAAGCAGTATTGCACCACCAAGTGGTTTGGTTGGAACATATAATATTTCATCACCTACCACAATCACTTTGGATGCGGCAAGTGGTGCAGGAGAAGTAAAATCAGATGTACCATTTAGATTAGTATCTAAAACAGTATCACAATTAAACACTTTCGTAGCGTCTGCTGGAAGCATGGTGTATTGTACTGACGAAACAGGCGGTGCTATACCGGCATTCTACGATGGATCAAATTGGAGAAGAGTCAGTGATAGATCCATTGTCTCGTAATGATTAATGATAGCAACAGATTTAAATCAGTTAAGAGAATACATAGTCACAGTTAAAAAAGATATAGACTGGCGCACAGTTCACAATGAATTAATTGTTGATACTTCTGCAAACGATTCTGTAGATTCAAATATAATACCAGATAGAAATTGTGAAGTTGCTCAAGAACGTGCAAACAATCCTAGAAATACACATTACACTCTATCAGAATCTGAAGCAATTAATTTGAGAAAAGATTCAAGAATATTGGCTGTTCAAGCACTTGATCTTATTCCTGAACCAAAACCTCGTGCATTTCAAAATGGAAATTTTAATAGAAGTTCATCTTCAGCAGGCAGTCAAGACAATTGGGGATTGTTAAGACACATCAATCAATTGAATACATTTAATAACAGCACAGCAGATCCAGGTGGCACATATGATTATGTGTTGGATGGTACAGGTGTTGACCAAGTGATTGTTGATACTGGCATACAGGTTGGTCATCCAGAATGGGAAGATGCAAATGGTGTGTCTAGATTGAAACAAGTAAACTGGCCCACAATAAGTGGTGAAGTTTTTACACAACCAGCAAACTTTTACACAGACACAAATGGACACGGTACTCACTGCATAGGAACTATGGCAGGCAAAACATTTGGTTGGTGCAAAAATTCAGACATATACAATATAACTTTGTATGCAAACAGTGGAAACAATATTTCTTGGTCAAATACAATTGATGCATTAATAGGTTGGCACAACAAAAAGAATGATGTCAATGATGCGGCTTATACAGGTAAACCTACTGTGGTTAATATGAGTTTTGGATATGTTTGGTACATCAATACTGGCGTAACACCAAACACAATTGCATTTTCAGATGGCGGAACAGAATACAATATCACTGGCGGTAGATACAGAGGAGTTGCACACACAGACACAACATATGCCAATCTACAAAATCGTGGATTGATAGGAGAAGCACAAGGAGGATCTTTTTACGGCTATCCATACAAAATTGCTTCACAAGATGCTGATGTAGAAACATTGGTTAACAACGGAATTCATGTGTGTTGTGCCGCAGGAAATGATTCAATGAAAATGGATATTCCGGGCGGTGTTGATTATGACAATTATCTTTCTATTGCAGTTGGTGCCTCAACATATTACGTATATTACCACAGAGGTGGTACACCATCATTGGTTGAAGGCGGAAGCACATTGAGTGGTCCTAATGTAACTGATGATAATCCTGCAGGAGATTTAAATGAAGGGTTCATGGTAGGTGCATTGGAAAACAGTGATGTATTTTATGAAGTTTCGTACAGAGATAAGAAAACAACATTCAGTCAATCAGGACCTGGTGTAAACATCTACACAGCAGGAAGATATATTATAAGTGCTCAACCTAACAATCAAGGTTCATCATACTTTGCAGACTCCAATTACAAACAAGCAAAATATTCAGGAACATCAATGGCGGCTCCACAAATGTGTGGCATGATTGGATGTTTGTTACAAGCACAACCTGGTTGGACACCAGGACAGGTTAAAACCTATTTTGAATCAAATGCTGTTGCTAATCTTAATGATACAGGCAACACAGATGACTACACAACAAATACCACTATACATGGTGGTCCAAACAGAGTGGCATACTTTCCGATGCATGGACAAAAGCCTTTTAATTTAGGATAAATATTAGTATGGCAATTAGCACAATCAACATAGGAACACTGGCAAACGACGGTACAGGTGATGATCTGAGAGAAGCCTTTGTTAAGGTTAACAACAACTTCACTGAACTAGACGCTCGTCAGGCAGAAAACACAACAGCATCTAATAAATTAGCAGATGATGGTACAACAAAAGGTGTGTTTGCCGCAAAAACTAATGATAATTTAAGTTTCAAAAATTTAAAAGCAGGACCTAATGTTTCATTAAGTGCTGATAACAATCAAATCACAATCACATCATCAGGTATTGTGAGCATATTATTCACTACAGACACAGGTTCATTAACACCAATTGGATCTCAAGGTCAGGTTACCGTTCAAGGTACAGGTGGAACAACCACTGCAGGTACTGGATCAAACATTACAATAAATTCAGCACTAGCAAATGAAACTTCACCCACACTATCAGCAAATTTAAATGCTGGTGGAAATAATTTTACAAACGTTGGCACAATCACAGGAAACAATTTTAACGGTTTAGTTAAAGGGGTGGACATTGATGACTTAGACAGTCTTGTTGGATTTGACTTTGGCGGTGTACAAAATCCTGTGAACAACTTGTTACAATGGCTTGAATCTTTCAATCCAGTAAATATGGGCACAATAACGTCACCATCTGCTACTGGCATTGACTTTGGATCTATCTAAGCATTTTACAACTCGATAAATACATATATCATGCACGATTTATGGACAGTTCAAACAGGTTATAATTTAGGTACATTTCAAGAAAGAGTGCCTACCACTATCACATTGCCTATTTCAGGTGCTGACACAATCACAACAATAGCAGGCACAATACCTCCTGGATTGAGATTAGAAGGTCAAACACTGATAGGAACTCCGTTTCAAGTCAGCAGATCCACAAAATTTGAATTTTGTTTAAGAGCCAAGCACGACACAAGAATACAGGATAGAACTTTCACAGTTAATGTTGAAGGTGCTGATGCACCAACATGGGTAACACCATCTGGTACACTTCCTATTGGAGCAGACAGTCAACTGTTTATATTGGACAGTTCGTATGTAGACTTTCAATTGGAGGCTCAAGATGCTGATTTAAGTGCCAACACAGTCTTAGAATATTATATTCCAGAAGGCGGTGGAGAATTACCACCAGGATTAACGTTAAGTCAGACAGGAAAAATTTCTGGGTTAGTGGATCCTATCAAAGCACTTGATATTTTGTCCAGCACAGGGTATTATGATTCCAACGATTATGCATCAGCACCTTTTGACTTTGGTTTGTCAGGATCAATTGCCAATAAAAGTTTTTATTTTGATGTGCAAGAGTTTTCAGACTTATACAACCAACAAGTCAGTAATAGAAATCAAAGAAAATTAAATCGTTTTTATAATTTTACAGTTAATGTAACTGACGGCGATTCAACTATAAGTAGAATATTCAAAATATTTGTAGTAGGTGACGACTATTTAAGAGCAGACAACACCATCATGCAGATTGGAACAGGTATATTCACATCAGACGGAACATATCTAAGAACTCCGCAGTGGTTAACACCAACAGATTTAGGTTTTAAAAGAGCCAACAACTATGTCACAATATTTTTAGAACTGTATGATCCAAACACAGTGCCTGGAACAATCAGTTATATTTTAGAAAACACCAACAATGATAATTCTGCTTCTATTATACCACCAGGTATGACACTGGATCCTATCACAGGAGAAATAGCAGGTAGGGTTCCTTATCAACCTGCTGTAAGCAAAGAGTATAAATTTACAGTGAGTGCAGTTAGAGCCGGAACAGGTAGTGATTTGGTCACAGTGATTATTACTCCATACGAAGATCAACAACAAGGTGGAGATGAATTAAAAATACAAAAATTACCAGTGGGTCTAACAGATGGATTGGATGATTTAGAAAGTTTAATTGGCGAAAAAATAACAATCAATAACGAAGAATACACAATCCTAGGAGTAGACGGTGCAAATCAAAATTACGAAGTGCTTACACTTAACAGAAATCTTACAGCAAATGATTTATTAGTGTACACTGGTACAATTTATGATCCTAACGATTACAAAAATGGAATTCAAACAACAATAGCAAGAGCAAACAATGAAATATTTGTTTACAATAGAATATCAAAAGACAAATACAAAGGTAGAACATTAAGAATTGGTTCTAATGAATATATTATTTCAGACATACAATCTTTATTAGCAGAAGGCGAACCTGCATTACAGGGAATTGCCAGTGCCACAGCAATGGAAAAATTAGTTTTAAATATTCCGTTAACAGACAGTTTCGTGAATGAACAAAATATTAGTATAGCGGCTTTCAAAGATGCATCATACAGCAAAAACTTTTTGTTAAACAGCACAGACACTCAACCCACAGCAACAAAAACATTTACTGTTAAAGTGTTGGGCGAAGTGGACAGTACGATCACATGGAACACTGCATCAGCATTAGGAACGTTAAAAGCCAACCTAACCAGTCATTTGAAATTAGAGGCTACAAGCACAGTCACAGATGCTAAAATGAAATATCTGTTGATGAGTGGATCTTTGCCTCCAGGATTAAGTCTATCGTTGGATGGAGAAATTGTAGGAAATGTTAGACTGTATAGTGAAAATTCTTTATCAGGTATAACATCATTTGATAACAATTTGTTAATACTCGATGGTGGAACAACCACCGTGGATGAAAGTTATTCATTTAAAGTAAGAGCTCAAGATAGATTTGGGTTTAGTTCTGTTGAACGTACCTTTAATTTAATAATTAACACAGATGTTACAAAAACATTTACAGATTTATATGCTCAACCATTATTAAAATCATCACAACGAAGTTATTTTAAAGATTTTATCAGTAACACGACTATATTTGAAATAGACAAAATTTATAGACCCACAGATCCAGATTTTGGATTACAAAAAAATATGCGTATGTTGGTTTATTCAGGAATAGAAAAGAAAGTTGTTGGCAATTATGTGACAGCAGTTTCAAAAAATCACAAACGATCTAGATTCAACTTTGGAGATATAAAAACAGCAGTGGCAAAATATCCTGGAACTAACAATATTGCCTACGAATTAGTGTATGCTGATGTAGTAGATATTAGAGATTCAAAAAGTTTAAGCACAAGAACATCATTCAAGATAACTCCACAAACTACAATTAAAGTTAATCAAACTCAACTGGAAGTTACTGACGATTCAACAAAATTAAATGTTGGAGGTTCTTCTTACACTATTTTTGCTCAAGCAAATTCAAGTCTATCTGTTTCGGGTGTAGGAACCAGTTTAGAAATATTTGCAAGAACAGGTAGATTACTAGTTGATGTACCTAATGGAGAATTATTAATAGATATGCAGTCAGGTCCTGATTTAGTAGTAGGAACTGTGGAGCAAATTACTGGAGATCCATTTAGATTCAGACCAAAAAATTCTGTAATCAAAGTAGACAGTGATTTATTGAAAGCAAGTATGAGTGATGACGAAATAAGATACATCAGTAATATTTCTAACATGAGAAACAATATCAAATCTTTGGGCACAACTGAAGGAGGGTTATTACCTCTTTGGATGCGTACAGCACAAAGTGGCAATCAAGCATTAGGTTACACCACAGCAGTACCATTGTGTTATTGTAAAGAAGGAACTAGCCAAAATATTGCTCTAGCAGTGAAAAACAGCGGATTTGATATAAAAAATATTAATTTTGAAATTGATAGATACATTGTGGCAGGAACAGAGGGCAATAGTGCTGATCAATACATACTCTTTCCTAACTATCAATATAATGTATAAGATAAATAACAGTAGGAAACAACTATTATGAGTAATATAGATTCAACAAGCATAGATGCAACATATCCTGTAGCAGGGCAAGATAACAACAGCCAAGGATTTAGAGATAATTTCAACACAATCAAAAGCAATTTTGCCACAGCAAAAACAGAAATCACTAGTTTAGAAACCAACACAGCAAAACTTAATAGCAACAACAACTTTGCAGGTAATGAAGTTAGTGGTGCTTTATTCAAAAGTAATTTTGTAAAAAGTCATAGTGCTGGTTCAGTTACCACTGATCAAAACATCAGTTTGTCTAATGGTAATTTTCAAACAATCACTGTAGGTGCAAATGTTACATTAACATTGGCTGACTGGAGTTCACAAGCAAATGCATTAGAAAGTGTTGTGGTACAGATTATAAAATCAGGTGGAGACAGAACTGTTACGTGGGCGGCAGACGGCGGCACAATTAAAACAGCATCTGGATTTCCTAGTCCATTTGTAGTTGACAGTACAACAAATCCTTTGGTAGTAGAATTTTATACTAACGATAACGGAGTTACTGTGTTTGCCAGATATATTGGTCAATTCAGTTAATATTTTATGTTCCATCCATTGGGCAAACCAACTCAAGACATCACAACACCAGAATTAGAAAAAAAACTTACAGAGTTGCGTACCAAATACCTACGAGCAAATAATCCAGACGTTCGTCACCAAATAAGTCTATTCATTTCAGAGTACACAGAAGAAATCAAAATGCGTTGGTATCATGAACAAAAAGAATTAGACAAAAGTTCTGGTAATGATGTGGACGATTTGATTAACATAGATTAATCATTGACTTTTTGAATTAAATCACATATAATACATTTATGAAAATTGACACTTTAGGTTTGCCGAAGTACGGTGTAGAAGATTGTATGGATCTTATATACAAAGGCAAACTGGATACACTGTTTAAAGTGTATGTGGAAAAAAATTCAGAAACTGAACAATTCAATTTGTCTATCAAAGAAACAGGTGATGGACAAATGCTAAAGTTTTATGAACCATTAGACATCAGTTTGGAAGATTTTGATAGTCTTTTACAATCAGAATGGTTTATGCCCAACAGTTACAAGCAGTTTGATATTGAAAAGTTTTTGGTAACACAGTGTCCAGATAACCCAGAAGCAAAAACAAGAGTTACAGAAGAATTAAACAAGTTCAAAGAACTAGGACATCTGAATCTATTGAAGTTTTTACATTTTTTGGTAACATTTATGAAAGAAAATAAAATTGTGTGGGGTGTAGGCAGAGGCAGTTCGGTAGCAAGTTATGTATTGTACCTTTTGGGCATACATAAAATTGATTCGATCCAGTATCGACTGGACTGGCAGGAATTCATTAGATAAATACACATATAATAGGAGAATAGAAAAATGGCAGTAAAACAGACAGGCAAAAAAGTTTACAAGACTATGCAGGGTAAAACCGTAGACATGGATCTTTTAAGAAAAAGAAATGAATTAACTCCAGCAGTTGGCAATGCCAAAGTAAATGCTAGAGGTGATGAATTAGGAGCAGGTGGCAAAATCATCAAAAAAAGAGAAGATGTTTTGGCAGACTATTACAGAGATAATCCTAATACTGTTTCTCATAAAGAACAAACTGTAGAGCCTGTGGCACAACCAGTCGTAGAAGAACCTGTTGCAGAAGCACCAGTAGAAGAAACTTCAAAAGACGGATGGGTTGAAGATGCAGACGGAAATTTTGTTAAAAAAGAACAAGACTAATGTCCGCAATAGATATTTACGAAGGTACACTTACTCCAATACATAACAGAGTAATAGTCACTGACATGTATTTTGGCGAACAAAAAACTGCTGGCGGAATAATCATTGCGTCAGATGATGGACAAGCCAGAGGCATTCATCCACGTTGGGGCAAAGTTTTTGCCAAAGGTCATGAGAACGATGACGATTACGAAGTAGGTGATTGGATTTTAGTTGAACATGGCAGATGGAGTAGAGGCGTTACTATGAAAGATAAAAATGGTATTAAAAATGTTTTTCGTAGTGTAGAAGCAGAATCTGTTTTAGGAACTTCCAAAGAAAAACCAGAAGATGTGTTGTCTAGAAGAGTAGACAATGATTCACCTTATTTGGCTGAATAATACTTGACAAATCACAGTATACCACATATACTGTATGAATGAAACTTCCAGTAATACAATCTAAAGGATTAAACACAACCGGAGTAACTGGCATTGTGTTGATGACTTTACATTTAACAGGCGCCATCACAGGTTGGGGTTGGGTTATTTTATACATAATTTTAATATTAAGCGGAATTGGACAAGAATATATAAGGAGAGACTAGTGAAAGATTTATGGGTAGAAAAATACAGACCGAAAACATTAGATGAATACGTTTTTAGAGATAATCATCAACGTAATCAAGTACAACAATGGGTAAAAGATAAAACTATTCCTCATTTATTATTCAGCGGTAATGCAGGTATAGGTAAAACTACACTGGCAAAAGTATTATTCAATGAACTTGAACTGAATGATTTAGATATATTAGAAATAAATGCAAGTAGAACAAACAGTGTGGACGATATAAGAAACACAATTATTAATTTTGTACAAATGATTCCATTTGGTGACTTTAAAATTGTACTGCTAGATGAAGCAGATTATTTAAGTCCAAACGCACAAGCGGCACTGCGTGGAGTGATGGAAGAGTATCACACAACAAGTAGATTTATTTTAACTTGTAACTATCCAAACAGAATTATTCCAGCACTACATTCAAGATGTCAAGGCTTTCACATTGAACGTATCGATCAAACAGAATTTACCACAAGAGTTGCTAAAATTTTGATGGACGAAGGAGTAACTCCAGACTTAGATATATTAGACACATATGTTAAAGCAACATATCCTGATTTAAGAAAATGTATTAATACTGTGCAAATGAATTCGCAAGAAGGCATATTGATTGCTCCTGCTAATGCAGACAAAGGCGAAGCAGATTATAAATTAGAAATGACTGAATTGTTCAAAGCAGGCAAGATCACTGAAGCAAGAAAACTAGTGTGTAGTCAAGCACGTCCAGATGAGATTGAAGACATTTACAAATGGTTGTATGATAATATTACATTGTTCGGTGACGAAGCACGTCAAGAAAAAGCAATATTGGTCATTAAACAAGGATTAGTAGATCACACATTGGTGGCTGATCCTGAGATAAATTTGGCGGCTACAATGATTAAACTACAAAATATTTAAAATGAAGATCCGGTACTACCACAATATCGATGGTTGGAGATGGTTAGGATTTATATTGGCAATGATGAGTGCCTTTTTGTTAAGCAGTGGTAACACTGAAATACAATGGATAGGTTGGGCAATTGCCTGTTTCAGTTGCACAATATGGGTAAGAATGGGAATTAAAGATAAAGACACACCAAGAGCATTAATGGAATTGATGTATTTGCTATTAGCAATCAGAGGTGTGTGGAACTGGATAGCATAATGACGTATATAGTTAATGATAAATGTATCTTGTGTAAACACACTACCTGTGTGTCAGTTTGCCCTGTAGATTGCTTCTATGAGGGCGAAAACATGCTGGTTATTAATCCTGATGAATGTATAGACTGTGGTGTGTGTGAGCCCGAATGTCCCGAAGATGCCATTAAAGCAGACACAGATCCTGAGGCAGAAGGTTGGGTAAAATTTAATAGACAATGGGCAGAAGCATGGCAAGTGTTAGACACACAGAAAGAGCCTATGCCAGGCTATGAAAAACATTCAGGCGAAGCAGACAAATTAAAGAAATATTTTAAAGACAAATGATCGTAGAACTAGTAGACAAAATGGGTACAGACTTATCTGTGGTGAATGCCGCAAGAGTAAGTTACAGTAAAAACAAAGAAACATTTGAAGCATCAGATGAAAAATTAATAAAGTATCTTGCTGAACACAATCACTGGTCTCCTTTTGCTCATGCATCATTACAATTTAGAATTAAAGCACCAATATTTGTAGCAAGACAACTTGTGAAACATCAAGTTGGTTTAGTATGGAATGAAGTATCAAGACGATATGTTGACTTTCCGCCTGAATTATACAGCACAAAAACATGGAGAGGTAGACCACAAAATTCTAAACAAGGCAGTGCTGGTGAAATTGAATTAGATCCCACAATGAAACATATGATGGAAACAACAATGGAAAGTTGTCTAATTTTATACAATGCATTGATACAAAAAGGTGTAGCACCAGAACAAGCACGTATGGTTTTACCACAAAATATGATGACCGAATGGTATTGGTCAGGCACACTATATGCGTTTGCTAGAGTTTGCAACCTACGTTGTGCTAAAGATACTCAGGAAGAAACACGTGATGTAGCAGATAGAATACATAATATTTGTAAAGAGGAGTTTCCAGCAAGTTGGAAGTATTTAAAAAATGAGTAGATGTAGTCACATATTAATAGCACACGAAGATGCAACAAGAAGTCAACGAAATGTATCAAGGGAAGAAGCATTATTTTTAATTGCTGATATTCAAAAAAAGATGTTAGACAGCGAATTAACATTCGAGCAAGCCGCAAAAATGTATAGCGATTGCCCAAGCGGAAAAGCCAATGGTGGTGATCTAGGAAAAATAAAACGTGAACAAATGGATAAAGATTTTATGATTTACCTAGACGGATTACAGCCTGGTGACACCAGTGGTATTTGTTGTACAGCATTTGGTTTCCACATTATTCGTAGAAATCAAGATGTTACTATAAATCAGTCTCCGTAAATACTTAAAACTTCTTTGACTGCCTCGTGCCTTTGAACGTCACTTTTAATAAAGTTCACTATATCAATTAAACTACTTGACTTTTGATTAAGTCTATCAATGAAGTCAGACAATCCATTGTCTTTGGGTCTATCTGTCTGAGCGAGATCTCCAGTTACTGCTAATTTGCTTCGACTGCCTATTCTCGTTAACAACATCTTCATTTGACTTGCAGTGGCGTTTTGCATTTCATCTGCTACTATGTAACAACTATGAAAAGTTCTACCACGCATAAAAGCCAATGGAGATATTTCAATTACACCCTCAAACAACATATTTTGTATGTCTGCTTTAGTAAAGTATAATTTAAACACATCAAATATAGGTATAGTCCATGGAGCCATCTTTTCCTCTAAACTACCTGGAAGGAAACCTATGTCTTCATCAACACTTACCACCGGACGTGTTACCACTATCTTATTGACTTGTTTTTCTTTGAACATTTGGATAGCCACCTGAACAGCAATCATTGTCTTTCCAGTACCTGCTGGACCTACACCAAACACAATGTCTTTGGATGGATCTAACAATTTAAGAAGGTAAGATTCCTGATTAACAGTTCTAGGAACAATCTTAACATCTTGTGGTTTTTCTGGAAGGTATTGTTTGATTGGTAGGACGTTTGCCCTGTTCTGGCGTCTTCTGGACGTTTTTTTACCCATTAGCACTCCTTTGTTTATTGAGCAAAACATATTGTTTGCATATTATTATTTACGGTATACTTCAGGAGACATAAATGCTCACATAAGTTTAACCTTATGATAAATACATAAAAAAGGTATCTATTAATGCAAGACATAAAAGACGTCATAAAAACCATAGAAAATGTGTACGATAACGACACAGCATTCACTATTCTTAAAGATTTTGAACGTGTATTAGACGAATTAAATCTATACGTTTATGATAACTGGATAGAAGGTGAATTAGCACAAGGTCCTGAAATTTTAAGACATTTTGTGACTTGTACGTTTATGTGGCCTAGAGCTGACATGCCAGATCCAGATGGTGGTAAAAGACTTACAGATTATGGTTGTAAAGTTTTCTATAAAAAAGATGTATATGTGTACCCAAGACAGGTATTACAATCAAGTGATTTTAGACCAGGTACTAAAAAAGGCAAGTTAGACCAATTGCCAATATGGTTAGTAACAATTAGAATGCCTAAAGATTTAATCAGAACGATATACAGTGGGTACGATTTAGAACAAGCATACAACAAAGAACCTGCTAATGCAGAAATAGTTGATGGCAGTCAGTCTGTTGAAGCCGCAGACGAAATCGCACCAGAAGGTTTATAATGGGTTTAAGACAGAACGATTTAGAATACACCATCGATAACGTTTTTGAAATTGATTCTTACAAATCAAAAATGGGAGATGATGCAGATATCGTTACATTAAGTTTTGCCATAAAAGGAGATCAACCTGCACGAGATTTAGTAAAATTTATTGAAACAGGATATGACTTTGTGTTAGATGCTGATCAAACATCAGGTGAACAATCAGACGGAAAATATAGAGTGTTTGTTGAACTTGAACGTTCAAAAAAATCACCAGATCAAATAATAGAAATTTTAGATGGCATAAAAAAGATTTCAAATCAAAAAGATTTACGTTTTAGATATTACAAAAACTTTAGAAGTCACTCAGCAGATGAATCTAGCATCAATGAACAATTGCCGTTAGACCCAGGTGCATATGATATCAAAACAACTGAAACTCAGATGGAGAACTACAAGAACTTCTTTGCTGACAGTTACATTGATGAAGTGTACATGGAAGGCAACACTGTGATTCTAACCAAAAAATATGCTGATTCTTTAATATTTGAATTTGTGGATATGGGATTCAAAACACAAATAATTGAAAGTATAGAAGAATCAATCCAAATCGAAGCCTTCCCAGAAGTCATATTCTTAAGTAAGTATGTAGGTGATTACAACATTACCAAATTTGGTAACAAATTAGTATTTGAAAACAAAGGTCACTGCGTGGTACTAGAAAAAAAATATGAGACTATCTAAAAATTTTACATTACAAGAATATACCAAAAGTCAAACAGCAACAAGACGAGGATTGGACAATACACCTGGAGAAGAACATCTAGCAAAGGCAAAATCACTATTTGAAAATGTGGTACAGCCCGTAAGAGAAAAATTTGGTGTAACCACTATTAACTCTGGATACAGAGGACCAGCATTGAATGAAGCAGTGGGTGGATCCAGCAAGTCACAGCATTGTAAAGGTGAAGCAGTGGACATAGAATGTCCAGGCACATCTAATTACACAGTGGCAAAGTTTATTGAAGACACACTGGATTACGATCAATTGATATTAGAATTTTACACTCCGGGCATACCTGATTCGGGTTGGGTTCATGTAAGTTATATAGGTGAAGGCAACAGAAAACAAAGTCTCACAGCCATGAAAGAAAACGGTAAAACAGTCTACAAGCCTGGATTGATTGAATAATCCATTTTTCCAATGATAAATAGTAGCATATAATATTATGACTACAAAAGAAATACAACATTGTTTAAACTGCGGGAACGAATCACATGACGGTCCTCTGTACAGAACAGAAAAAGATTACGATGGTCGAGAATACAAAATAGAAGTTTGTAGAACTTGTCGTAAAGGTGAATTGGAGACAGAATGATTTTTGGTAAAATAAAGATGATTATCACTGTGCTAATGATTCTTGGTATATCAGGAGCAGGTATCTACGTAATGAAATTAAGAGCCGACAATGCTATTCTTAAAGCCAACCAAGACAAATTAGAAACTGCTATCACTGAACAGAACAAAGTGTTGGAACAGCAGAAGAAAGACTTCACTGCCATCTTGGAAAGCAATAAAAAATTAAATGTTTTAATAGGCACATTCAAGAAAGACCTTGAAGACTTGGATAAAAGATTCACAAAGAAAAACAGAGACATTGGCAAACTGGCAATAGACAGACCAGAAGCCATTGAAAGAATTATAAACAAAGGTGGCAAGAACGCCGCAAGATGTATCGAGTTGGCATCAGGGGCCGAACACACAGAAGCAGAATTAAAAGCAACGTTAAAATCGGAAATCAACCCAGAGTGCCCAGCACTAGCGAACCCAAATTATGTACCATATCAATAAAATATTTGCACTAGCACTTATCGTATTACTCACAGGTTGTAGTATAGGTGGCGAAAAGAAGATTAAAATATTCTCTCTAGAGAAACCAAGAGAAAAACTTAACTATCCAATGCCGACAGCATTACAGTTGGAAGAACTAAAATGGATTATTATCACAAGTGAGAACGCACAAGAAGTTTTTAAGAAACTGGAAGAGTTAGGCATAGATCCTGTGCTGTTTGGAATAACTGATAAGGACTATCAAGTACTTGCTAGAAATTTTGCACAGATAAGACAGAAACTGCAAGAGACCAACAACCTACTGGAAGAATACAAGAAATACTACGAACCAAAGGAGAAGGAATAATGGCAACAGAAGCAAAAGCAAAGACAACAAAGAGCTCAGCCAAGGCTGGAGCAAACGCAGACACATCAAAGAACCTGGGTAAAGGCACAACAGCCAACGCAGGTGCATACGCAGAAACAGAAGCAGGTGCAGTGGCAAAAGCAAAAAAAGGCAACGCAAGTGCCAGTGTAGGTGCTCACGCAGAAGTGGGAGCATACTCAAACGTGGAGAATGAAACCAAGGTCGGTGGAGTTGGAGTCAAATCAGAAGCACACGCAGGAACAAAAGTTTATTCAGACGTGGGTGTTAGTGGTTCCATAGGAACCAACGGTGCCAAAGGTGAAGCAGGTGCAATAGCAGGTTCATGTGCTGAAGTGGGAGCAAGTACCACGGTCGGTGGCGAAAGAAACAATGCATCTGTTGGTGCAAAAGTTTCAGTTGGTCCACAGATAGGTGCCAAAGTGGGCGGCGGTGCAACAGTGGAAGATGGCAAACTGACAGTGGGTGCAGATGTTAAACTGGCACTTGGTGTTGGTATCACACTACAACCCAGCATTACAGTTGACACGAGACCAGCGGCAAATGCCTGCAAGGCGGCAGGTAAAGCAATTGCGGCTCCATTCAAAAAAATAAAAAAACCATCAAATCCCTTTAAGAAAAAGAAAAAGAGATAGATGGCTCTCAAGATTGACGAAAAAACAGAACTAAAGGTATCGCTGAAAACACTGGCAGTGGTGATTATTGCCATTGTTTCAGCGGCGGCTTTCGTATTTCATATAGAGGAAAGATTAGATATATTAGAAATGAAAACTACTACTAATCGAATACAGTTTGAATCCTACAGAGAACAACCCAGCCGTAGCCACACAGACGTGGAAGTGTTGAAAAAAGAACTAGAATATTTAAAAAAAGAAATTGACCAGTTAAAAAACTCAAAATAACAACAGGAGAACAGCGATGTGGACGTACAGATGTAAATTAAAGAGAGTGGTGGACGGAGACACAGTTGATGTTGACATTGATCTAGGCTTTGGAATATGGCAGATGAATGAACGTGTGAGAATCATGGGCATAGACACACCAGAATCAAGAACAAGAAATAAAGTAGAAAAGAAGTTTGGATTGGCGGCAAAAGCCAAACTTAAATCACTGCTTGGACCCAACCCTGTGTTGCAGACAACAATCAGTAAAAAAGGCGAGGACATGAAGGGCAAGTTCGGCAGGGTGCTGGGTGACTTCCTTGTGGACGGCAAACAAGTAACTGAGATCATGTGTAAAACAGGACACGCAGTACCATACTTTGGTGGTGCAAAAGCGGACACACAGAAACAACACATGAAGAACAGGAAGAGATTGGTCGCCGAGGGTGTTGTCAAGGGTGCCATCGAATAAATACGTGTATTAAACGAGGAATAAAAAATGGAAATATTTGGATTAGACATCATAGCATTGGCAATGAAATTTTGGCAATGGTCAATATTGATCGTTGTTGTATTAGTAGCGGCGGTAATCAATCACTTCGACGACAACTACGGCAAAGTAAAATTAAAATTTTCTTTCTCGGAACTACCACACTTACAACCTTTGAAACTAGACACAAAGGGACATGGATTCTGGAAAGGCATAATCACTTGGTTGTTAAGCACAAGGAACTGGGAGATCACAAAGGACTGGCACTACAAGATAGATGGCACTGACTATGTCATACCAGCAGGTTTCCAATTTGATGGTGCGAGTATTCCAAAGTTTTTGAGAGCATTCTTTTCACCAGTTGGAGTTTTATTAGTGGGCGGACTGGTACACGACTACGCATACAAGTACACGACACTGTTGAAGAAAAACAAAAAAGAAACAATGGGCGAACTTGATCAGAAAAGAGCAGATCAAATATTCAGAGACATCAACTGTAACGTGAATGGTTTCTACACCATGAACTACCTGGCATACTGGTCATTGAGAGCAGGTGGCTTTGTTGCTTGGAATGGTCACAGAAAGAGAAACGCCAAGATCAAAGGAGTCAAATAATGGCTGAATTGAAAGAAGATAAATTGGTAGTACCAGTAGATAAAAATACAGCAACGAAAAAAGTTTCTGTGGAATTAGAAGTAGATACTAGTATAAAAGATTTAGGACCAAATCCATTTGCTTGGATCATTCATTTGGCAAGAGCCGTTGATGCTTGGAGAATTTTTCCAAGAGTATTCATTACAACTTACATTTATTTGTTGTACAAAGTGGTAGTTTGGTACATGGAATTACCTACTCCCACAATGGAACAATCAGGACTGGTTTCTATAGTGGTTGGTGCAGGGGCGGCATGGTTTGGTTTATACACTGGATCAAGAGCAAAATCAAACAAATAATCAATTGACTTTTAAGCCAAAATCCGATACAATATAGGTGTGACTTTATAAACATTAAATACTATTGACATTTAAAAAAGAAACACTATATTAAACATATGGATTATTATACAACACTAGGCGTCAATAGAAACGCATCAGAATCAGAAATCAAACAGGCATATAAAAAACAAGCCATGAAACATCATCCTGACAAAGGTGGTGATGGTGCTCAATTTCAAAAAGTGAATGAAGCATACGATACACTTAAAAATCCACAAAAGAAAACACACTATGATAGATTTGGTACTAGTCCAGGTCAGAATCAAGGAGGAAGTCGTTCATACGAATTTAGAGCAGACGATTTCCCACAAGATGTAGGAGATGTGTTTAATCAATTTTTTGGAGGTGGTGCTAGTCCATTTAGAAGACAACAACACAGAAGAAATAGAGACATTGTGATAGAAGCACAAATAGAACTGGAAGATGTTTTAAAAGGTAAAGAATTAGTTGCTTCTTACAGATTAACAGATGGTCGTGAGCAAAGTGTAAATTTAACATTGCCTAAAGGTATTGAAAATAACAGCACAATAAAGTTTCCTTCATTGGGAGATGATTTACAAAAGAACTTACCTAGAGGAGATCTACTTGTAAGAATTAAAATTAGACCACATGCCAAATGGGCAAGAGACGGTATAAACTTACATTGTATTGAAAGAGTAAATGTGTTTGACTTGATGTTAGGCACAAAACAAACTGTTAAAACACTGGAAGGAAGAAATTTAGCAATAACGATTCCTAAAGGCACACAGCCAGGAACTGTATTAAGTATTGGTGAACAAGGTCTTCCAACAAGAGGTGGTGGTAGAGGAAACATTTATTTGACAATTCAAGCAGACATACCGTCAGTAAGCAAAAAAGAATGGGTAGAAACACTAACAAGGATACGCAATGAAATTAATTAAAGCACCAGACGATTTTTTAGAAAAAAAAGTTAACGACTTTGATTTTACAAAAATGGATGCTGAAAAGATATCTGCTGAAATGTTTGATATAATGAAAAAATACGAAGGTGTAGGACTAGCCGCAAACCAAGTAGGCATAGATGCACAAATTTTTATTATGGGTGAAGATAAACCTATGTCCATTATCAATCCTTTGATAACTGAAGTAAGTACAAATCAAGTGGAAATGATGGAAGGTTGTTTAAGTTTTCCTGGACTGTTTATGAAAGTTAAAAGACCAGACATAGTGGGAGTAAAATACCTTGACACACAACAAAAAGAATGTATAATTAAGTTAGAAGGTTTTCATGCAAGAGTTTTTTTACATGAATACGATCATCTTCAAGGCATTACTTTTGATCAAAGAGTTTCAAAAATGCGTTTGGATATGGCAAAAAAGAAACAAGAAAAAATATTAAAAGGATTTATTAATGGTTGAACCTAGTAGTGCTTTACAAAGTGTATTCGATAGAGCAGTAAAGTTATCTAAAACTCACAAACATGAATATGTTACTCTTGAACACATGTTGTTCTCTATGTGTGAAGATGAAAAATTTTACGATATCTTAAAAGGATATGGCACTGATGTAGATAGTTTAAAATCACATTTAATAACTTACTTAGATCATAAATTAGAGGGTATCAAAGTAACAGCAGTCAAGTACAAGCCTAAAAAAACTATCAGTGTGGAAAGAGTACTTAACAGAGCATTTACTCAGGTGTTGTTTAGTGGTAGGACTAACATAGATTTAACAGATGTATTCTTAAGTTTAATGAGTGAAACAAAGAGTTGGGCATACTATTATCTAATTGAAGCAAAAGTTGATAAGGATAAGTTTATGGATTATCTACACAGCGAAATAACAGAAATGTTTGAAGACGAAATAGATGAAAGTGAGACTAAAAAAGCACTTAACAAATATACATCAAATCTTAATGCTGAAGTTAAGAAGAAAAAAATTGATCCTGTAATAGGAAGAATTGACGAATTAAATCAAATAGCATTAACTATTGGACGTAGAATGAAAAACAATGTAATACTTGTTGGTGATCCTGGTGTTGGTAAAACTGCCATTGCTGAAGGACTTGCATTTAATATTGTTAACGAAACTTGTCCAGACTTTTTAAAAGGCTACGAAGTTTATAATTTAGATATAGGTGCAATGTTGGCTGGTTCTAAATATCGTGGTGATTTTGAAGAACGATTTAAAATGGTATTAAACGGTTTAAAGAAAAAAGGTAAAGCAATTTGTTTTATAGATGAAGCACACAATATGTCAGGTGCAGGTGCAGGTGGTGGCGGAAATACTGCTAACGATTTGGCTAATCTTTTAAAACCGGTATTAACTAAAGGTGAACTTAAAGTGGTTGCTTCTACAACTTGGGAAGAATACAGAAAGTATTTTGAAAAAGACAGAGCATTAATGAGACGTTTTGCTAGAATAACTGTAGACGAACCAGACAAAACAACCGCATTAGAAATATTACAAGGTCTTAAAAAATACTATGAAGAATATCACAACGCAACTATAACAGATGATGCAATTGCTTCTGCTGTAAAATTAAGTATAAAATATCAAACAGACAAAAAATTACCAGACAAAGCAATAGATTTAATTGATTTGGCTTGTTCACGATTTAATCTAAAAGAAAAACAAACTGACAGAGTTGTAAACGAAGAATCAATTCAGTATGAATTGTCCAAGTTGGTTAAAATGCCTATAGAAAATATTGCTGAAAAAGAATCAAGTAATCTTGCTAATTTATCAAAAAACATGAAAGCCAATGTGTATGGTCAAGATGAGGCAATAGACATGGTAATAGACAAAGTGTTAGTTGCTCAAGCAGGATTAAAACGTGACAATAAACCTATTGGATCATTTGTATTCATGGGTCCAACAGGTTGTGGTAAAACAGAAACTGCTAAACAGTTATCCGAACAACTGGGAGTAAAACTGATTAGGTTTGATATGTCAGAATATCAAGAAAAACATGCAGTAGCAAAACTGATTGGCTCACCTCCAGGATATGTAGGGTTTGAAGATAGTGCAGGATTATTAATTACTAAATTACAAGAGTATCCGAACTGTGTATTATTATTAGATGAAATAGAAAAAGCTCATCCAGATGTTTCACAAATACTATTACAAATTATGGACGAAGGTTCAATACAAGGTAATAATGGTAAAACAGCAAGTGCTAAAAATATTGTGCTGATTCTAACCACTAACCTTGGTGCTGAACAAAATGATAAAAATGTAATGGGTTTTAACACTGTAAAAGATTCAGCATATGATGATAAGGATATAAAACGTTACTTTGCTCCTGAATTTAGAAACAGATTAGATGGTACTGTTGTATTCAAAAAACTTGCTAAAGAAGTACTGATCAAAATTGTTGGTAAATTTATGCTTGAATTAAAAACTCAGTTAAAAGAAAAAGATGTAACATTAGAACTTACTGACGAAGCAATAGATTATCTAGTAGAAAACGGATACGATGCTAAGATGGGTGCAAGACCTATGCAAAGATTAATTGACAACAAGATTAAGAAAGACCTTTCAAAAGAACTACTGTTTGGATCGCTTAAAAACGGCGGTATAGTGAAGGTCACAGTGAAAGATAAAAAATTGGCATTGGACCTTGGTAACAGTGTTAAACTGCTTGAAAAACAAGCCTAATCATTCAAACCGCCCAATAGGCTAAATATACACATATGCCAGCAACAAGTGAAATAATATTATCAGCAACAACACACCCGGGAGATAGTACGGTTGCAACAGTTGTGAGTGAAAATTTTAAAGGTGATGGTTACTACGGCAGATCCGATGGTTTCCACACAGTTCAAATCAATGTTATTGGCGTTGCAGGAACAATACAAATGCAAGGTACTCTAGCAACAACACCAGCAACCACTGACTGGTTTGATATTGATGGTGCTTTATACGACAGTACAACTGCCGGTAAAGACGGTGCTTTTGTGTACAATTTTACAGGAAACTTTGTGTGGTTAAGAGCAAGTGTTTCTTACACTGACGGAACAATTAACAGTATATTATTAAATCATTAAACTATGCATCACTATATAAACATAATTAAAGATACACCTTTCACAGAAGATGAAATCAACACAGCAATCAATTTAAGCACAATTGGTTTATTAGAGGACGAAACAAAATACACCACATACGAAAATACCGACGGACAGAATGTATTAACTGTTGAGTTACACCGACAACTAGATGTTGAAGAATCAGATGACTTTGTTGAAGACTTAGAGTTAGTTTACAACAAACAAGGATTAAAAGACTATGTCGTTGAAGTGAGTAATAATGATCCTATGGAAGAAACATACAATGGTGACGATTTCTTTGAAGCATATGGTGACATGTGGTTCAGCGAAGATGAAACATTAGACGAAGCAGAATATCAAGGACGTAAAGTAAAACTTGGTAAACCTATGCAAGGTGATGTTAAGAAGTTTAAAGTGTATGTTCGTGATCCAAAAACTAAAAATGTTAAAAAAGTAAACTTTGGTGATCCTAACATGAGAATTAAAAAATCTAATCCAGCAAGACGTAGATCATTTAGAGCAAGGCACAACTGTGCTAGTCCAGGACCCAGAACAAAAGCAAGATATTGGAGTTGCAGAAAATGGTAAGACTAAACGAATTCAATCAGATAGAACAAGAACCTACTTTAGATTATGATCTATTAGATGATATGTACTTTTACATGATTAACGATGATGATTTTTATAGAAAAAATTATTATCCTACAATGAACAAGTGCAAACAAGCAGGCGATAACGAAGCAGTTATGCCTTTGATAGATTCGTGCATCAATGAATATTGCACAAAATACAAGATTCCAAAACAAATAGTAGATCAAATAACTACACAAGATAAAACTTTGTTGATGCAGAGAATAATAGATTCTGAAAAAGAAAATGAGAAGTAATCATGCTGATCACAGAGATATTAGAAGCACCAAATAAAACTGCTGTATTCGCCTTTGGAAGAATGAATCCTCCAACAGCAGGACACAAAAAGATAGGTGAAGTTATCAAAGCACAACCCGGTGATCCTTTTATTTTTGTAACACACACTCAAAACGCAAAAACAGATCCATTAACATTTTCACAAAAATTAACCTTTGCTCAAAAAATGTTTCCAATGATTAAAATTGGTGACAAAGCAGTACGAACATGGGTACAAGCCATGCAAAAATTAGAACAAATGGGTTACACAGATATCATATATGTAGCAGGTTCTGACAGAGTAAATCAATTCAACGAATTATTAAACAAGTACAATGGTAAAGAATATAACTTTAATTCAGTAAAAGTAGTGAGTGCAGGTGAAAGAGATCCAGATGCACAAGGTCTTGAAGGCATGAGTGCTTCAAAAATGCGTGATTTAGCCGCTCGTGGAGACAAAAGAACTTTTATAAATGCTGTACCCATAGACCCTAAAACAGCAGAAGAAATGTATAATCAGGTGAGAACAGGACTTAAATTAAATCCTGTAACAGTATAAATATGAACATAAGCGATTTAAAACGTTTGGCAGGCATTGGCACAGAGGGTAATGAACCGTCCATGGGCGAAAACATTAGTCAGACTGCTACTGCTTTAAAGCAAAAGGAAAGAAAACTAGGCTTAAAACCCGGAGATCCGGATTGGTTTAAATTATGGTTTTCCAAACCATACATGACTGGACCTGTACAGTTTAGAGGTAGAAAGAAATGAAATTAAGAGATTTATTTTTAGTAGAATTTAAAATAGCAAATCAACCTGATCCAACAGACAGAGATGATTACAAAGCCAAAATGGCTTCACTACAAGACATCCAAAAAGATCCTAGAATGAACGATGCTAGAACACAGTCTGTGATAGCCAAAAGAAAAGAAGAATTACGTAGATGGGCTGAGAAAAATCTAAAAACAGAAGACAACGTTCAAGAAAGAATGCCAGCATCAGTTATCAAAAGCAAACAAAGATATGCTGATATGACTGACCAAGAACTTGCAGATAGATTTAAAGATTCAGATGAAAAAACTTTAAGACAGATGGCGTGGAGACACGGCTACGGTAACATGAGTTCACACTATTTTGATAGAGTTCAAAAAGGCAAATCTCAAACAGAAGACGGTGTACAAGCAACTGACTTAAAAAGAATGGGTGCTGAAGTTAAATCGTTGTATGTTCATAAAAATGGAAAAACCATAATGATTCCAGCAGAACGTGAAAACGATTTTATTCAAAAAGGATACAAAAGATCAGCATTGAGAACAGAAGACAACATGGGCTTTAGTGATAAAGAAATTAAAATGGCGTATGGGGTTTTAAACAATCCTAAATACAAAGGTGGTAACATGACAGGTGCTGTTGAAGTGATTAACAAGATTGCTCCTGGACTAGCAGATCACCCTAGTGTTGCAAAAGCACTACAAAGAACAAACGAAGGTGAAATGCGTTTAGACAAATCAGCATTTGTTCAAATGTTAGCAGACAAAATTAAAGAACCTCAAAAAGGACATGGCAGACCAGAATATGACAATAGACTGTTGGCAAAGATGTACAAATTGATTACAGGTAAAGATGTAGATTTTGAAGGCAACAAGTTTACTATCACAATGAACAAACCAACAACTGAAGACTCAGGCGAACTGAGCAGGCTCAAAGAACTGTCAGGCATCGAGGAAGACAATGGTAAAAAAACTGTTTGGTATACCATAACACCTGGTAGCGAAAAAGAAAAAGGAATGATGCAGGCCGAAATTGACCAAGGCGGCAAAATCACAAACATATTAGCGGCTACTCCGCAAGACCTAGCCAATCAACTAATGAAACTCGGTGTAACCCATGATGATTATGATTTTGGGCACACATCTGATGTGGATTTTCCTGAAGAGGACGAAGGCTGGAACAATAAAGAATATGGGAACGACGCACATGGATTCATCCAGGATACTCACGAGATACTAAAAGCCAAAGGTGAATCATACCAACCATTCCCAGAGGGTGACGAGTTTGACATAGCAGAGGACGAGGGCACTTATTTAGATGAAGGTTGGTTAGACACATTAAAAGCGGCAGGTAGAAAAATTGTACCAGATCAAGTCAGAGCATTGTATGATCCAGCAACAGCGGCAAAAGTTCAAGCAGATGATCAAGCAAAAGTTCAAATGGATACTTTATTCAAAGATATCAACACCGTGGCAGGTTTAAATCAAACAGATGTGTCTCAAGGATATCCTGCAGATTTAGTTGTAGCATATTTGAGAAAGTATGTTGCGCCTAGACATCCTGATGCATTTAAAAGAATGGATGCTCAAGGAGATTTAAAGAAAATGTTTGCACCAGGATCGAAACTTTCAGCAGGCACATTAAAAGGAAATTTAAATAAAGTTGCTGTCGAACTTGGTAAAGTAAATTTAAGTCCAGATCAAGGACAACAACCTACACAACAACCTGCACAACAACCTCAAGCAGTAGCGGCTTCTATGGACAATGAAGAAACAGTGCAGGAAGACGCACCATTTGATGGTATGAGTTTAGTAAGAATGGCTTTGATGAAAAAGTTTATTACAGCAGAAGAATGGCATGGTTTAAAAGATAAGTGGAAAAACGCAGTTGCAGAATTAGAACAAAGATATAATGATTGGCCAGATGGTGAAGGATTTGGATCATCTGATCACAATTTTGCAATTAAAGAATTAATGGAACTTGTTGGATATGAATTTGATGACAAAGATACAAGTGGTAGATTTGTTGTATCGAAAATGCCTCCAGAATTAGAAAAGATGGGATTAAAAAATGCCAGAATGAAAGATGCAGTTGCAACTGAAGATTCAGTTAAAGAAGGTGCATCAATGATTCCTTATTTTAAAACTGAAAAAGATTTTGATGGAGAGAAAACTACTGTGTATGAATTTCCAATGGCTTGGGCAAAAGATAAAGAGTTAGATACTCCTTACTTGAGTAATGCCAGCATGAGAGAATTTTTAACTGGATTAGGTTACAGCGGAGATTTTGAAAATATGAGTGCTGTACCTGTAGATGAATTTATTGGTGTTTCAACACAATGGTTGAAAAAGAATATTGGTAAACGATCTCCAGAAGAACCTACAACAATAGATAAAAATCCTGATGGTCCTACAATGATATCAGGTGGTAAACCTGAAGGATATATGAACCAACAGGTTAAACTTCACAACGAACTTGCCAGAAAAATCAAATCAAAATACCCAGAAGTTACACATTTAGGTTTTAATTAATGCGTATTTTGGAATTAGATTCCAATATTGACAAATACAACAAAAAGTTGTATAATGAAGATATGGAAACGAAACCAATTGTATATTTAGACATGGATGGAGTTATGGCTGACTTCTTCGGTGGTATAGAAAAATTGTACGGTGTTAAACACTGGAAAGAACTTACATCGGATAGAACTAAAGATTTAAAAGCAGAAGTAATTGAAAAAATTACTGGCACAAACTTTTTTGAAACTTTGCCAAAATTTACAAGTGCTGATCAATTAATTGACTTGGTGAAAAAATTTACAGGTGGAACTTTTTCAATTTGTTCTTCACCGTTAAGAGGAGACAATGAGAATTCAGCAAAATGGAAAAAGGTTTGGATTAGTAAAAATATTGAACAACCTAAGGAAATAATTATTACTGGTAGAAAAGAATCGTATGCTGTAAACAAACAAACCAAACAGCCCAACATACTGATAGACGATAGACCTATCAACATACAAAAATGGCAAAGTGCTGGTGGCTTTGGAATACTGTATCAAGCAAACAGAGATTCGTTAAGTAAAGTTAAATCAGAATTGGAAGCATACACAAAACAACATCAAACAAAACAAGAAGGTGTCGGAATCATTACTAAACAGAACACAACTGCAGATGTTAAGCCAGGCGAAACACAACGTCAAGCGGCAAAGTTTGGATTCAAAATAGACAAAAAAGGGCATCCACCTAAACTGAGATGAAGATAAGAGACATCATTACTGATTGGATTATCATGCCTCAAACAATTAAGCCGCAAGGATTAATACATAAAAAAGGATATGGTCCTAATAATAGGTTTGGTTTTAAAAATGTGGGTAACAATAAAGCCAACGAAAATTTTGCTGATGGTCAAGTAAAAGGCAAAAGCCGTCCTGGCAGAGTAAAGAAATCAGGTGCCAGTTGTAATGGCACAGTAACTTCATTGCGTAAGAAGGCTAAAAACGCATCTGGAGAGAAGGCTAAAATGTATCATTGGTGCGCCAATATGAAGAGTGGTCGTAAAAAAGGTTAAATACATACAAATAAACAAAAAAGGAATAAAATGGCTGAATTTTTAAATAAATTAATCAATGCACGTGATACAAAAGAAGGTTGGTGTAAAGAAACTGCTTCTTCACTATTATCATTAAAAAGCAGATTTGAATCTGACAGTATTACACAAGAAAAATATGTAGAAGGTTTAGATGCATTAAAATCTGGCGACTCTGAAGTTGGAGCAGGTGGTAGTTATGAAGAAAGAGCAATCATCGATAATGCTATTGCACATCTAAAAAACTTATTATAGTATCATGCGTTACAAGGATTTCAAAATGGTAGAAGCCCGTGTGGACTATCATTATGGGTTGGATCCTGAAATGCTGGTATACACGCACAAGGTGGGCGACATATACGGTAAAAAGAACCTTAAAGTGCCACATGCCAAATATTCAACATCTAAACGTGTAAAGAATTTACACAAACACGGTAAATAACATTATGCGTATCAGAGACATTATATCAGAAGTAGCATCTGCAGGAGCCACATCGGCTGGCAGTGTTGCATCAGTGGCTAATCCACACATAGCGATAGGCAACAAAAAAGCACGTGATGCCTATGGCAAAAAAGGTGCTTCATCAATGCCACCTAAAGCAAAAATGCAGAAACCAACTGACAATGCTCTAGATATGACAGGTACCTCACTTTTTGGTGCTCCAATAAAAAGATAAATATTACTATGAAACATTCAGATTTAACAAAAAAAGACGTTGCTAAAGAAGGCAAAATGCCACAAGCGGCTATTGACGCACTAGCAAAGAAGAACGGTAAAAGTCCTAAAAAAGATTCTAAAAAAGATGTACAAACAGAAGACCTAGCACTGATGGCTCAAAAAGTAGAGCAAGATCATGAAGTGCAAATGGCAAGATCAGATTTGTACAAAGCGGCAAAATATTCAATCAAACTGCATGACATGTTGAAAAACGTATCTGAACAACAAGGCTTAGAAGGTTGGGTACAAGCAAAGATCACCAAAGCGGCAGATTATCTAAGTTCTGTAAAACATTACATGGAATTTGAAATGATGTCTGGAACAGATTCTGCAATGGCTGAACCAATTGACACAAATGAAGCAAAAGGTATGTGCGAACATTGTGGTTGTAATATTGAAAGTCCAAAGCCAGCATGTAAATGTTCACATGATGCACACAACTATAAAGAATCACTAGCAAATAAACTTGAATCTAAATTAAAAGAATCCGCAAAAACTTGTAAAGAGTGTAATAAACCAACATGGGAAACACTGGGCGAAGCAGAAAAGCAAAAAGGTGTAGATGGTAAAGTATGTTGGAAAGGTTACAAGCGAATGGGCACCAAGAAAAAAGGTGGCAAAACAGTAGACAACTGCGTTCCAATCAAAAAAAAATAAAAATCCAATAAATACACACAGTTATTTTTAACCATGAGAGGGCTGTGTCTTGAACTTTGTTGCAAATATACCATACATCAAATGTTGGGTCAAAAAAGAATACGTACACGATTTCCAACGTGGGCATGGTGATTTCATAGAAGCAGTTCTTATAGCAGTCAAATCAGTACAGGGTAGAGCATTAATGTTTGAAGCATACTTGCCAGAGTATGGAGCCTGCTACGACAAGTTTCCAATATCAGCATTTGTTTGGCGCACAGACATCAAACAAGAAGAACAACTTCCACTAGGTACACTTGAACTTTGGGATTCATTCAGTTCTAATATACAAGTATGGACCAAAGCCATGTTGAAAAATTGTGATGTTGAAATCATGTTGAATGGTGGCGGCAGAATGAAAGGCGAATATTTGTTCACAATTGATGCTTGTCACGGAGATCCCAACACAGTCAACACCGGAGTATCTGAAGTGCCCAGTGAGCACAAACAACATAACTTTGGTAGGCTGGAAAACGGACAATACTTTGCACAACCAAACAACAGAATGCTTTGGTACGAACAATCATTAACAGCATCTGAATTAAAAAAACCAGACTTCCAAGTCAGCACCAAAGAGTTTTTCTGCGAAAACGAAAGCACTGTAACTTTTGGTGATTCCAACGATTACTTCTACGAAGAAAAAGACAGCCCAGCCAAAAAATAGTCATTGACTTTCCTCTAACAATTAAGTATAATACAAAGATAAACAAGGAGAACAAAATGTCGGCAAGAACATACGGACCAGAAGAACAAGCAAAACTTAAAAGAATCATCGATGAAGGAGCCAATGTGCTACGTGAAGTTGAAGATTTAAGTGGAGGCTTAAAAGATACTGTGAAAGCAGTGGCAGAAGAATTAGAAGTTAAACCATCATTGATTAATAAAGCAATTAAAATTGCACACAAAGGTGAATGGCACAAATATTCTGATGATTTTGATTCATTAGAAAACCTAATTATTGCAGTTGGCAAAGACAAATAAAATAGTCGGATACTTTAAAGAGTCATACAAGCAAGACAAATTGTGCTTTTGGTTAGAAATGATCAGCACACTTGTGAATATTATTGCAAGTATGACGTTGGCACTCAATGCCACCAACCCCGATATGCGTATGGTCTATCCATTTTTCATAATAGGTTCAGCACTAGCCATATTCACTTTTTACAGAAGAAAATTAGTCTGGCCCACAATGTTGGTTAGTTATTTCCTTTGTATGAATATTCTTGGGTTTGGTATAGCAATGAGGTATTGGTAATGAAATATATGGTTGACATTGACGGAACAATTTGCTATAATGAAAACAGTAACTATGCAGACAGTAAACCAGATCTTGTTCGCATAGCAAAACTAAATGCACTGTATGATAAAGGACACGAAATTCATTATTGGACAGCAAGAGGTGGTAACTCAGGCAAAGACTGGACTGAACTTACACATCAACAACTAAAAGATTGGAATGTTAAACACAGTTCAATCACAATGAAAAAACCAGTTTATGATGTCTGGATAGACGATAGAGCCATAAATGCTACAGACTTTTTTGGCGGTTATGAATTAAGGAGCAAAGATGAAGGGATTTAAAATACCACACGTAACATTTAGAGTAAGAGAAGGCGATATTGCCCCAGATGGTGGATGCACATTTGAAGAAGGTTGTTGGTCTGACAAAACAACTCAAGACTATTTTGCAGGTAAAAGAGTTGTGCTATTCAGTTTACCAGGAGCATTCACTCCAACTTGTACATCAAAACAATTGCCAGGATTTGAATCAAATGCAGACAAAATTAAAAGCATGGGTATTGACGAGATTTATTGTTGTTCAGTGAATGATTCATTTGTGATGAACGCATGGGCAGATTCGTTAAAATTAAAAAATGTTAAAGTGATTCCAGATGGTTCAGGTAATTTTACAAGATTTATGGGAATGTTGATTGGAAAGAACCACGTGGGGTTTGGAAATAGAAGTTGGAGATATATGGCAGTGGTTAACAACGGTGTTGTAGAAGCATGGTGGCAAGAGCCAGGCATAAACAACGATGGTGAGGACAGCGATCCTTATATTGAATCTACTCCAGAAAACATGATGCATTATTTAGAATTTCAAACTAGCCCTGATGCAGGCATGAACACAATGGTAGGGATTGACATTGAATCTTTAGAAAATAAAATTTAATGAGAATTGATTATAACATACATTTAGATTATTCAGATGTATTGCTACAACCTAAAAGATCCACATTAAGTTCAAGACGTGATGTTGATATCTTAAGAAAGTTTAAATTTAAAAACAGTGGTAAAGAACTTACATATGTGCCAATCATGGCAAGTAATATGGATGGGGTAGGAACTTTTTCAATGGCAAGAGTGTTGCAAGAATTCAAAATGCTCACAGTTATTAGAAAACATTATACCATAGACGATTGGAAACAAGCGGCAGGCACAGGATTAAAATTTAAGTATGTTTCTGCTTGTGTTGGTACTGGAGCAATATGGGATAAAGATGCACAAGACTATCAAACTCTTAAACAAGTGATGTCAGCATTTCCAGATATTCCGTGTATCACTATCGATGTTGCAAACGCATATCATGAAAATTTTGTAGACTTCATTTCAAAAATTAGAGACGAGTATCCAGAAAAAGTTATCATTGCTGGTAATGTTGTCACACCCAACATGACTGAAGAATTAATTATTAAAGGTGCTGATATTGTGAAAGTTGGAATTGGTCCAGGCAGTGTGTGTACCACAAGAACACAAACAGGAGTAGGTGTTCCACAATTTTCAGCCATTATGGAATGTTCAGATGCGGCAAATGGAGTTGGAGGACATATCATTGCTGACGGCGGATGTACTCAGCCAGGTGATGTTTCAAAAGCATTGAGCGGTGGTGCTCACTTTGTCATGCTTGGTGGTATGTTGGCAGGACATGAAGAAGGTGAAACTGAATTACGAGATGGTAAAAGATATTTTTATGGAATGAGTTCTGAATCAGCATTCACAACACATGGTTCTAGAAAAGATGGATACAGAGGCACAGAAGGCAAAACAGTTGTATTAGATGACAAAGGCTCAGTCAAAGACACTATTGAACAGTTGTTAGGTGGAGTAAGAAGCACTTGCACTTATATTGGAGCAAGACGTATCAAAGATATGCCTAAAGCGGCACACTTTGTAAGAGTGAACAATGTAATCAACAGAGTATTTGATAGATATGAAACAAATTAATTTATGAAAAAGGTAACAACAGGCAAAAATCTAAAATGGCTAGCAACCGCAGTATTAATCATAGGCACTTTTATAAACGCAGGATTTCCTGAATTATATCCTGTAGGTCCATTGCTTTTGGCTTTGGGTGGAATAATTTGGTTAATAGTATCCTTTCTTTGGAAAGAACCGGCACTGATTGTAACAAATTTAGTATTGACAGCAATGGGTTTCGGAGGTATACTATTATATTATATAAAGTAAGGAAGAATCATCCACAATTGATTTTAGGTATTTTGTCAGCCACAAATGACAAAAAGGAGAATAAATGAGTTACATAGACGGATATTTTGACAGAAACTCTGACATCATCAGAGTTGTTGAACGACAAAACAAAGAAAGGGTATTCAAAGAATATCCAATCAAATACACATTCTATCATGAAGATCCAGGCGGAAAGTTTAAAAGTACCACCGGTAAACCTTTAAGTAGAATTGTTTCAAAGAACACAAAAGATTTTCACAAAGAACTTGCAATTAACAGAAACAAAACATTATTTGAATCTGATATAAATCCTATCTTTCAATGTTTAAGTGAAAACTATCTTAATCAAGATGCTCCTGATTTAAATATAGCATTTTTTGATATTGAAACAGATTATGATCCTGAAAGAGGATTTAGTCAACCCAGTGATCCTTTCATGCCAATCACAGCAATCACCGTTTCGTTACAATGGTTAGGCACTATGGTTACATTTGCCATACCACCTAAAACAATGGGTATAGAAGAAGCCAAAGAAACTACAAAAGGCATAGACAATGTGTATCTGTATAAAGATGAAGCAGATATGATCAAAGCATTTTTAGATATTATCGAAGACGCTGATGTAATATCAGGATGGAATTCAGAAGGTTACGACTTACCATATATCATAAACAGAATTAAAAAGGTAATGAGCAAAGATGACACAAGACGTTTATGTTTGTGGAAACAAATGCCTAAGAAAAGAACTTTTGAAAGATATGGTAGAGAACAAGAAACTTATGATTTAGTTGGCAGAGTACATTTAGACTCATTGGAACTTTATAGAAAATACACCTACGAAGAACGACATTCATATAGATTAGATGCTATTGGTGACCATGAAATAGGTGAGACTAAAACTGTGTATGAAGGAAGTTTAGATCAACTTTACAATCAAGACTTTAGAACATTCATAGAATACAACAGACAAGACGTGGCACTATTGGATAAGTTGGATCGTAAGTTGAGATTCATAGCATTATCAAATGAACTAGCACACAGTAACACAGTTTTACTACAAACCACTATGGGTGCAGTTGCAGTTACAGAACAAGCAATTATAAATGAAGCACACAGACGAGGAGTACAAGTACCAAATAGACCAAAAAGAGATGACACCTCAACATCAGCCGCAGGTGCTTATGTGGCATATCCTAAAAAAGGATTGCACAAATGGATTGGTTCGATGGATATTAATTCGCTGTATCCGTCTGTAATTAGAGCTTTAAACATGGCTCCTGAATGTGTAATGGGACAACTGAGACCAACATACACAGATGAATACATTGATGAACAAATGACATTGCAAAAAAAATCATTTGCAGGTGCATGGGAAAATCATTTTGGATCATTAGAATATGACGCTGTAATGGAAAAAAGAAAAGATATCAGTATTAATGTGGATTGGGAAGATGGAAAAGTAGACGTAATGAGTGGTGCTGAAATCTACAAGATGATATTTGAAAGTAACAATCCTATGATGATAAGTGCAAATGGAACAATATTCACAAACGAATTTGAAGGTGTTATTCCTGGACTACTTAAACGTTGGTATAGTGAACGTAAAGATATGCAGTCTATGTTAAAGAAAGCCAAAGAAGCAAAGAACGAAGCAGAAATGGAATTCTGGGATAAAAGACAACTGGTTAAAAAGATTAACTTGAACAGTTTGTATGGTGCTATTCTTAATCCAGGTTGCAGATTCTTTGACAAACGTATTGGACAATCAACAACATTATCAGGCAGACAGATATCTAAACACATGGCATCCAAGATCAATGAAGTGATAACTGGCGAGTATGATCATGTAGGCAAAGCATTAATTTATGGTGACACAGACTCGGCTTATTTTTCAGCATATGAAGTTCTTAAAAAGGAAATAGATGCGGGACAAATACCTTGGACAAAAGAAAGTGTTGTAAAACTATATGATCAAGTTGCTGGAGAAGTGAACAATTCATTTAAAAAATTTATGGGTCAGGCATTTCACTGTTTGAAATCAAGAGCAGAAGTAATTCAAGCAGGTAGAGAATCTGTAGCAACATCAGGCTTGTTTATCACAAAGAAAAGATATGCGATATTGATTTATGATTTAGAAGGATTTAGAGCTGATCAAGACGGCAAGGCAGGCAAAATTAAAGCAATGGGACTAGATTTAAAAAGATCAGACACACCTGTGTATATTCAGAACTTCTTATCTGAATTACTATTAATGGTGTTGTCCGATAACACAGAAGAACAAGTGTTAGATAAAATTACACAATTCAGAAATGAGTTTAAAACAAGACCAGGCTGGGAGAAAGGATCTCCACGTAGAGCAAACAACATAGGTGAATATTCTAAAAAAGAAGCAAGACTGGGCAAAGCAAACATGCCTGGACACGTAAGAGCAAGTATTAACTGGAACACACTTAAACGTATGAACAGTGACAAGTATTCGCAAGAAATTATGGATGGTATGAAAGTAATTGTTTGTAAATTAAAAAAGAATCCATTAGACTTTACCAGTGTTGCGTATCCTGTAGATGAATTGCGTATTCCAGAATGGTTTAAAGAATTGCCATTTGATGATGCTACAATGGAAAGCACAGTGATCGATAATAAACTTGGTAACTTGCTTGGAGTATTAGGTTGGGACATTAAGTCAACCGAAAGTAATAACACATTTAACAATCTTTTTGATTTTGGAGGATAGATGTCTACACACGGAATGATAGATTTGGAAACATTGAGCACCAGACCAGATGCTACTTTGTTAACATTGGGTGCTATAAAATTTGATCCATACTCAGATGCAGAACCAAATGCAGGATTGTACCTAAGAGTAGATGTTGATGAACAAAGTGCATTGGGTCGACATGTGGATGAAAACACTTTAGAATGGTGGGGTCGACAAGATGAAAAAATTAGAGATGAAGCACTAGGAGATGAAGATAGAGTTTCATTAAACAGTATGGTAAAACAATTAAACAAATGGTGTGTAGGCATAGACGAATTATGGTGCCAAGGTCCACTTTTTGATTACGCCATATTACAGAATTTGTATGCTCAATTGGGACAACCAGTCCCATGGAACTATTGGCAAATTAGAGATTCAAGAACTCTATTCAATATGTTACCAAAAGATCCAAGAAAAGACATACAAATGTCACTACACAACGCATTGGCTGATTGTTATTTTCAAGCCAAAAGTGTGCAGAAGGCTTATAAACATTTTGGAGTGAAATCAAGATGGAACAATTAGTCATTGACTTTTCGTCAAAACCTAAATATAATGTAATAAACAGGAGAATAATAATATGAAAGACATCTTACAAGACATCGTTGCACATACACATTCGCTAGGATTTCTTAGCCTTGTAAAAGTAAGCAATGAAGAACAAACAAAAATAGAAAGTATGGCTGAAGACAGATCAGTTATTCTTTCAGCAAACACAAATAATAAAGTAAATGAATTTGATGGTGTATTTGGTATGCCTAATTTAGACAAATTGGCTTTGCACTTGAAATGTCCAGAGTATCAAAAAGAAGCAAAGATCGAAGTTAAGTCAGCAGAGAGAAATGGCAAAACTATTCCAACGCATATTCACTTTGAAAATGCAGGTGGTGATTTTAAAAATGATTACAGATTTATGAGTACTGAAATTATTAATGAAAAATTAAAATCTGTTAAATTTAAAGGATCTAATTGGGATATTGATTTTGAACCTAAACTTGCGGCAATACAAAGATTAAAATTACAGGCGGCGGCACACGTTGAAGAAACTGTGTTTACTGTGAAGACAGAAAATAATACATTGATGTTTTATTTTGGTGATGCTAATTCACACGCAGGATCATTTGTATTTCAATCTGATATAACAGGTGAATTAAAAAACACTTGGAGTTGGCCGATACAACAAGTAATCAGTATTTTAAGTCTTGATGGGAAAGTTAAAATGAGTATTTCTGATCAAGGAGCAATGCAGATTACAGTAGATAGTGGAATTGGTGAATACAATTACATATTGCCTGCACAAACAAAGTAGTATATGGATAAGAAGATACCAACTGATAATCTAACTGAAAAGCAGAAAGACTATGCAACTTTTCTTCCTGCATTAAGCAGTTTTTATGCTAGGGATCTTGGTAAAGCAAGACATCAAGAAGACTACATAAAACCTGAAAGAGTACCTCAAAACTTTGAACATGGTGTTGAAGGAATGAATTATATGAGTTCCAAAGACACTTATTTCTATTACAAGTGGCATTTATATTCGGCGGGTCATGCTGATTTAAATATGGATCACTTTTCTGTAAGAGACGATATTATTAGAAATAGAGACAGAAAAGACAACTGGGTACTTGGCGATTCAGGTGGTTTCCAGATTGGTAAAGGTGTTTGGGAAGGTGATTGGAAAGATTCTAATTGTCCTAAGGCTAAAAAGAAACGTGAACAAGTGTTGGCGTTTATGGATGGTAATATGGACTATGGTATGATATTGGATATACCTGCTTGGGTATCTCGTTCTCCTGCGGGTGCGGCGGCAAGTAAAATCAGTTCATATCAAGAAGCAGTTGATGGTACAAAAATTAACAACGACTATTTTATGAAAAATAGAAATGGTAATTGTAAGTTTTTAAATGTACTGCAAGGTGAAAACTTCCAACAAGCAGACGATTGGTACACACAAATGAAAGACTATTGTGATCCAAAGATACATCCTAGCACACACTTTAATGGTTGGGCAATGGGTGGTCAGAATATGTGTGATATACACTTGGCATTGAAACGTCTAGTGGCTTTAAGATTTGACGGCTTACTAGAAAAAGGTGTACATGATGTGATGCACTTCTTAGGTACAAGTAAATTAGAGTGGGCAGTGCTACTAACAGATGTTCAAAGAGCAATTAGAAAGTATCACAATCCAAACTTTATGATTACATTTGATTGTGCTTCACCTTTCTTAGCCAGTGCTAATGGTCAAATTTACACTGACATAGAAATTAAAGACAAAAAGAAATGGACATACAGAATGCAACCAAGTGTTGATAATAAAGATTTTTCA